GTAGTCCTAAAGGGATTGACGTCTTGCGGGGGGTGAAGATCTACGGCGAATCCGTTTAAGTGGATAGTAGGGGAGATATCAAAATTAAGGCAACCTGATTATGGGCAATATGGATGGGTTGTCAATGCTTATAACACGTCATATTCATTAAATACCTCACGAGTAAATTATCAGTTAGCACGTGAATTATATCGCAATACAAACGAAGCTTACAAGTTAGGAGCGGGCTTTGCGAAGCCAATAATAAACACATTAGCTGGGTTTATGGGTGCACCGCATTTCAGGTGTGCGGATGAGGAAGCACAGGCAGTGTTAGATGATTACCTCGTGGATTGGACAAGTAGAATCTTGCGAGTTCACCAATTGACATTGAGAGATGGCGACTGTTTTCTATATTTGTATGTGAATAACAAGAGAAGTGTTCTTTATCCAGAGCGTGTTGGTGGTTCAGTGGATTTCACAATCATACCGCCAGAGCAAGTTGCAGACATTGAGTTGGATCCCATTACGCATGAGCCAGTAGCATATACAATTTCAGCAAGGGTAATGTGGGATCAGGGAAGAAGGCAGTATAACTATACCCAAATCGTAACAGTAGATAGTATCGTAACACAAGCCGAAGGAGACGTACCATCAGATTTGAAGGTAGGCGAGCAACCTAATTTGTGGGGCTTCATACCGATAATACATTTTAAGAATGAGGCGGAAGAGACACAGTTATTCGGCAATTCCGAGTTGGAAGCAGTAGAGCCGTATTTCAAAGCGTACCACGATGTGATGTTACATGCTTTGCAAGGTTCAAAGATGCATTCAACTCCAAGGATGAAGTTGCAGTTAAAAGATGTCAGCGGCTTCATTAAAAACAATTTCCCTGAAGCGTGGGAAAGTATTAAGCAAGGGCGACCAGCGAGAATTGATTTAACTGGTCATGAGCTTTTAATCTTTACCAATGAAGAGGATGCATCGTTTATCGAGGTGAACTCAGCAATAGGAGATGCGAGCGCATTACTTGAGTTGTTATTCTACTGTATTGTAGACGTGTCCGAAGTGCCCGAGTTTGCATTTGGTGTGCACACTCCAAGTTCGCATGCGAGTGTAACAGAGCAATATCCGTTGTTAATTAGGCGTGTTGCTCGTAAACGTGAGATGGTAACAGAAAGTTGGCAGCAATTTGCACGTATGGTATTGGCAATGCATTCGCAGGTAACAGGAAAGAGGTTCAAGGATTATTCAATAGCGTTAGCATGGGATGAAGTAATCGAGCGAGATGAAGAGCAATATGCAAGGGTACTTAATTTGCTCACGCAGGCAATTAATACTGCATTGATGGGTGGCTTCATGAGTATGGATGCGGCTGTCGATTTGTTGAGCGAGTATGTGGATACCATGAAAGGTTATGTTTCAGATAATGAAGAGCTTCCGGGCGAGCGAGAGAGGATAATAAGGAGTTGGATATTACGACAGCGGCTTGAAGAAAACGCTGGGATGAATGCACAATTAGAGGAGATCAATAAGGCGATAGAAGAAGCACGTAATGAGCTGGCGTGAGGATTTGAAGCGTTTCAATGGGCCGTATTATAGGTGGGCACTTGAAAATAGGCGAAAGTTTCTTACTACCGAGTTAGCCACAGAAAAGGCATTAGCAAAAGAATTGGAAGGGTTAGTCGAAGACTTGAGTTTGTCCATAGAAAAAATGCCACTTGATGTTGGAGCACAGATGAAGTATGTCCGAGAAGGGCTGAAGGATTTCGCCAAAGCATTGGATGGGAAGCAAAGGGGTGTTATCAGTAAAGGCATCGAGAATGCAGTAGGCATTGGGGTTGAGTTTAACGAGAAAGTTAGTGCGGATTTGTTGTTAAAGGTATTCCCTGAAGTAGCGGAAAAAATACAAAATGTGTTTGGTTCAGTGCAAGAAGATGTTATCAAGGCAATGTGGAATCGCAGGGTTGGTGGTTTATATTTAAGCGATAGGATTTGGAATATAACTGGTGATACCACAGAGGCGATAGGGAGGATATTAACAGCAGGGATAGCAGAAAATATGGATCCTGTGGATATAGCAAGAGCATTGACAAAGTATGTTAAAGAAGGTTCAGGGACATTAGTAAAGGACTACCCTAATATGATGAAACGCATGGGTAGGAGGTTACCGAAAGACTTAAATTATGAGTCGTTGCGTCTGGTTAGGACAGAGTTATCAGCGGCTCATGGTGATGCCACGTTAAAGAGTGCGACATATAACCCTGCATGTAGAGGTGTGAAGTGGGTATTAAGTTCAGAACACCCAGAATACGATATTTGTGATGAGTTAGCATATGCCGACCAAGGGTTTGGGCCAGGTGTTTACCGAGTAGAGGATGCTCCGCCAATGCCTGCGCATCCGAATTGTTTGTGCTTTTTTACAGAGGTAGTGGAAGACCCAAATGCATTTGTGCAAAGGTTAGAGAGGTTCAGGGACAATCCAGATAGTGATCCCGAATTGCAGGAATATTGGCAAAGGACATTTGCTAAGCCATCTCGTAAAGCACCAGCGGAAAAAGTGCGAACTTTGAAAGAAAAGTTCAAAAAGTTTGAGCCATTACCAATGCCTGATGGGGTAAGAAATGCTTTGCTTGACCATACTCCATATGCAAATGGTATTCTTCAGGATATTTATAAAGCGGATTATGATAGTGAAAAAACTTTCTTTGTTAATGCATTGTTGCGATATATTGATGGTACTCCAATCATTCAAAAGATTAGCACGGAGATTGCACTTGGTAATTACGAGGAATGGTTAAACCCTAAAAAATTAAATTTCGTTGAGAAATGGCTTGTAAGGTGGATTAAAACAGCACTTGACCTTATGGAACAAGCTGTACCATATGTTAATGAACTTATAAGGGTTGAGCCACTGTATGTATATGAGAATTTGGATAAAATGAAGGTGGGGGATGTGATTACCCAAGGTATTCGTTCTTGGTCGCAGAAAGATGTAATATATAAGGAGTGGGGTGAGCTTTATTGTGTACACAAAGGTGGATTTGTAGCATTGCATGTGAAGGGTGCGAAAGGAATAAACGTATCAGCGTTCAGCCACTATGCCGAGCAATATGAGGTGCTTTGTGCAGGCGATTATAGGGTGTTAGACATTAAAAAAGAGAAGTTCATAAAGGATGGGAAAGCTTTGGGGGATGTAGTACACATATTTGTGGAGCAAATAAATGTGTACCCACAGTTGCGAACTGGTAAAGGGAGGATAAAATGAAAGATGAAACTATAATGCGTAAAATAGGATACATATCAAGAATGATGCGCTTGCTTGCAGTTGATAAAGAAACAGCAGAGAAGTTGCAGAGTATATTGGAAGATGCTACTTATAAAGATGGTTTTCGTGATTTGAACGAACAGGAAGTTGCATATATAAAAGAATTGGTTAAACAATATAAAGAGAAAACTGGAACTTCAATTGTAGACGATGTGGTTAAGGTATTAGGTGCGGAAGCAAGAGCGTATTTGCGTGACTTTGAGGTGGTATAATGGAACATACGAATGGGGGTGAACGTCCAATAAAAGTTGAGAAGAGGTACGATAAAGCACGAATAGAGATTAACCCGAAGTATGGGAAGCCGATTATCCGAGACATGAAGACAGGGCAATACCTTCCCAAGTATAGAAAGGGGGTGCAATAGTGCCGACAAAATTTACCATTAATAATGACGAGATTTCAGAACGAGATTGGGGGGATGTAGACAAAGGCAGTATTTGGCAAACATTCAAAAAAGCACGTGAAGAAGGAGCTTCAGGGCTTGCAAGTGCGATAAAAGAGATGTATGCGGTAGTCAAAGCTCCTGTTGATGAGAATTTAAGGGAAGCCGATTGCTGGGGGCCACACCATGAGATAAGAAGCGATGGAACATTAGTCGTTAATCGTAGGGGCGTAATAGCGGCAGTTGGAGCATTAGCTGGTGCAAGGGCAGAGCCGAATTTAACTGCGAGCGAGAAGAAGGAAGCGGCAATGCATTTGGCGAAGCATTACCGAACAATGGGATTAGAACTTCCCGATACGATAAAGGAATATGCAGGCGAAATGGCAGTACCGTTGCAAATGGATGTTATTGGCGAGATGGCGGTTGAGGATATCCCAGTCGCACCGTGGGCTGATGTGAAGAGTTTGCAAGAGAATGACCCTAATCCGATGGAGGTAGTCGTAGCAGTACCCGTTGGTAAGTCTAAAAGAGGCTGGTTTTATACTGAAGAAGCACTAAAAGCTATTGAAAGAACAGTAAATGAGCAAGGGCTTCCGGGATTTATGGGTCATCAAAAACCTGATAATGTGGATCATGAGTTCCCAGAGCCAGTTACACATTGGGTAGGTGCAAAGTTTGAAAATGGCAAGTTGTATGTGCGAGGTGTGATTGATAAGTCAGCTGAAGATTTGAAGCGTTGGATCAAAGGCAATGCTGTAAGGACAGTTTCTATCTTTGGCGTTCCGAAATTAAAGCACAAAACAAATGGCGAAATTGAGGTCGTTGATTATCAGCCGTTGAGCATTGACTGGACACCGTTAGGAAGGGCGGGGATGGAAACACAAGTTGTAGCTATTGGCGAAATGGATAGCGTAAGAGAAGAGACAAAAGAAGAAACACAAGAAGAAACAAAGGCAGGTGATAGCATGGACGAAGTGCAAAAGGTTTATGGCGAGCTGACAGAGTTGCTCGGGGTAGAAGGTGAGGAACTTGTCGCAAGTGTAGAGAAGATGAAAGCCGCATTTGAAGAGCAGAAACGCAAAGAATGTGGCGAGTTGGTGGAACAGCTGATTAAAGAGAAGGTTTCAGGCGAGGTTGCGCAGGTGTTGGTAAAGAAGTTGCTTAAGTATGAAGGTGAGCCTGACAAAGAGAAAATAGCAGGCGAGATTGATAATATCTTGAACGACCCAGATGTGCAAGAAGCATTAAGTAAGATTTATGCTGTAAACCCTCCAGTAGTGGGTGAAGAGCAGAGTAGTAAACTCGTAGTTAAGCGAGTAAGAATTTAGAAAGGGGGCAGAGAAAATGGCGTTTGATGGACAGCCAGTACCAAGCACAGAGTATCAAATACCTGTTGCGAAAATAAGCGATGGGAAAAGCGTAGTGGTTACAGCAGCGGGTAATGTGGTTCAGGGCAATTTTTATGGAATTGAAGGGTTTTTCGGAGCGGCCATGACTAATGGCAAAGCAGGGGATAAGGTAGTGCTGAACATTGAGCAAGCAGAGTATAGCACTGTGCAGGTTGTAGATGGTGCAACGTTTAGCGTTGGAAGTTTGGTCTATTGGAATGGGACGGCATTTACTAATGATGTTGGAACAAGTAATAGGTTAGTGGGGCGTTGCACATCTTATGACAGTGTGAATAAGGTGCTTACGTTTATCCTTGGGCCGCAAGCATAGAGAAAGGGGGCTGATATAGATGATTATAATTGATCAAGAAAGTCTTAAAGCCGCAAAAAGGCAAGGAACATATACATATACCGTACCTATGGTGATTGATAAAAAAGAGTACCCTGTAGACGTTCGGCTGATTAACGGTGAAATGGAAACGTATCAGCTGACTAAACCCATAGGTGAGTTGATGACATCAGCATCGCTTGAAGATAAGCAGGACTTGTTGAGGAAGGTTACGTTAGATGTCCAGCTGGGTAGGGAGCAGGTTCAGACACTGTATGCTCCAGTTTACCAGACTTTGAGCGACCCCAATTTCCCGAGGGTATTGCAGGCAACATGGGCGATGTATGGTAATGTGGTATTCCTTGAGCATTTAGAGGGGCAGGAGGTTCATTTCGGGAGTTTGTCCGTTGAGCAGGGGCCGATTGCTACCATTCAGGAATACACTGCAGGATTTGAGTACACCAAGGAACTCATAGATTTCAATGAGATGTTCAGGATTGAGCTTATCAATCAGGCGATTGGACAGGCTTATAATGCGTTGCTGAATCATATCCACTTATACCCGATTTTCAGTTACAACAATTACAATACCAAGAATGTTACCACATGGAAAGGTGAAACAGGCGACCCATTGTGGTTAGGGATTTATAAGACATTGAGGCAGGCAATCATAGATGCCACTTTAGCAAAGCGTCCAGCGACAGTGTTACTTGCAAACCCAGCTGATAGGTTTGATATTGAACTTGCATTGCGTGGAGGTTTTACCATAGAAGGCACGACTTATCCAGCGTTATCAGGCATTGATACGATAATCTATTATGAAGGTTGGCAAGGGACAATGAATGGCAAGCCATATGAGTATAAAGGAGTACCGCAGGGCGAAGCTTATTTGATTAGGCCGAAGCAAGGGTTTAAGGAACTCGTGAAGAAAGACCTTACCATTGAAACTACCAGCGGCGATTTGACGAGGTTAGTTGAAGCTCAGATAATCGCTTATGCTTACCGAGGCGTATTCGCTGCATTAGACGAGAATGTGCAAAAGGTAAAGATCCGTGCGAGCTAATGATGATACCAACTCCAGAGTTAGTTGAGCAGTTACGCAATCTTGCTGGTGAGAAGGAAGAGGGAAGGTTCACCGATGCTGAATTAGAAGACATTATTAAGGCGTCAGATAACATTTATGCGGCGGCTTCCTATGTATGGACATTAAAAGCGGCGAGGATACAAGAAGAGTTAGGGAACATCCAAAGCTATTCTATTGGTGAAGAAAGTTACACTTATAGGTCGTTGACAGACATGTTGGAGTTGTGCTTAAAGATGGCTGACGCATATTCCCAGATGGGTGATATGGGAGCAAGAATTGTGCAGGTTAACCCTCCTGATGTGGTATGAAGGAACAGCGGGTTAGAGACATCGCATGGGCAATTGAGCAAAACCCTGTAGATGTTACCATTTACCGTACACAGCGAGTATTGAGTGAAGGCCATTACACCGAGACTACCATGGAAGTAGGAACATATAGAGTGCGTATATTCTTGAATGAAAGGAATGTTCCAGTAAAATTGATTGATGAAGGAGGGAGGGCATTGCGAAGTGTTACATGGTCAATGCTTTGTGATGCTTCCGCAGATGTAAAGGCTGGTGCAAATGTTGTGGATGTGGTAGATGTACCTATGCTGGGGAAGTTAAAAGTAGTTAACGTTATCCCGTTAAGCGTACAGGGTGAAGTTGTAGGATACCAAGTGCAGTTACAGGGGATGGATGAATGATAAAAGTTGCCCAAGGTTTCAGTGATAAAAGTAAATATAAGTTTCAGCAGATTTATGCGTTAATGGACACGGTATACCGACCAATGACAGAAGGGTACATGAAAGCAAACAAGCCGTGGACTACACGAACAGGTTTGGCTGTAGCAGGGTTACATTCCAGAATAGAGAAGAGCGAAACCGAAATAAAACTCATACTTGGGCATGGCGTAAGTTATGGCGTTTACCTTGAGCGTGGGCATAAGGTAAAAACTAAAGGCGGTAAGGTAAAAGAGGTTAAGCCGTATGCGATACTTAAGCCGACGTTAGACAAGTTCTATCCAGATATATGCGAGCGTATAAGGGAGCTGTGGAGCATGTGAGAGACGAAATAAGGAAGTTACTTGTAGAAAAAGTTGCATTAGTTGGTGAAAGGGTATACGAGCCATATGTTCCTTCATTGCAAATAGAAAAGCCTTATCTTGTAGTTAAGGAAGGTACACGGGAAGTACCAAACGATTGGGCTGGGTATACGACTACCGTTGAAGTGTGGATATTTGAAAACTTTGAGACATTTGCGGATGTAGATCAGTTGGCGGCGGATGTGATTAGTGCGCTGGACAAACAAATAATCACGGTTAATGATAAGAAGTACTTATTACGTTACCTTGCTACCATAGGTGAGGATTTCTGGGATGAGGAGCTACAAGCATTAGAACGTGGTTTGCAGTTTCAGGTATTTTCACTGGGTTGGTTGAATGGTGAGACATACGACCCAGATCCAGTAGCAGCATTACGTACTTGGAGTGAAAGCCGCTGGGTGAAGGTTGAGACAAANGANGGNANNATAANTAAAACACCGATATTGCAAACTGACCCAGATACATGGGACCCGTCAGACCAGCGTCCGGGCTTGTATTGGCGAATTGTGGAAGTATCAGCACCATATAATGTAAGTGCGTCAATGTATTGGATGAATTTCACCATTTATGGGCACGTTGTTGCACCAGATCCGAGTGTCCGTAGAGAATGGATAAGGAAAGTCGTTGAAGCGTTAACAGATGCGATGCGAATAAGTGTTAATGATGTTACGGAGTTGTGCGTGGAAGAGATATCAGCTACAATGGATGCAGATCCGTTAACAGTGGGACAAATCAGGTTACGTGGAACAATGGGACTCATGCGTAGTAAAGTAAGTGCGGAAGTGTTGAGTAATGCTTCCGTTAGTGGTGGGGTGTCATTTACAGTGAAAGTACCCATATTAAACCCTGAAGGGAAAGGAGGTTCGGCGGATTGAGTGCAAAAAAAGAAGTAATAGAAGAAGAGCAGGACACCAAAATAAAACCCGAGGGAAAAGAGGCTGAAGATGTTTATACGCTTAATGATTTAGTAGCAAATGCTGGCATATTTGGAGTGAAGCCTGAAGCGATTATTGGTGCTTTGACAATGGCTGGGGTGAAAGAAGCAACCCGCTCCCAGATGGAGCGGTATTTACAAAATTTTCTCAGAAAAGAGGTGTAGAGAATGGCAGGAATTGTATTTCGTAGTGGCGAGCAAAAAGTAAGGCCTGGAGTATATATTCGTGTACAAAACGTAGGGCAACCTGTCGTACCAGCTTTACCTAATGGAATTGTAGCGGCAGTCTTCAGAAGTAATTGGGGGCCGATACAGACACCTACGGTGATTGAGACGGCAGAGGTAATAAGTGAGAAGTTCGGAGTAAGTGCCAGTTTAGATATGCTCCAAGAGGCGTTTAGAGGTGGCTGCAAAAAAATTGTAGGTGTGCGTGTTGGTGAAGCAGGAGCTCCAGCTCAGGTTACGTTAACAGATAGTAATACTACTCCAGCGCAAGTGGTAAAAATTACCACGAAATATCCAGGCACAAGGGGTAATAATTTCACGGTAACAATTAGGGATTCATTGACAAATACGAGTTTAAGAGAGTTCTTGCTTTATGAAGGAGCAACGTTGTTGCTTACCGTACCATTTGCAAAAGGAACAGCAGAGCCAGATGCTTTGGTTTCAGCATTGAATAGTTCGCAAGCGAATAAATACGTTACTGCAGAGAAGAGTGCGGCTGGTAATGGAACATTGAAGGCAGTAGCCAATGCGGGTATGACAGGTGGGCTTGACCCTACCACTACCACAAATGATTATTTGACAGCCCTTACATCACTTGAGGCGATAGATTGGAATGTGCTCGTAGTTGATAGTGAAGATTCCATTTTATTTACTTCCATTCAGGCATACATAGACCGTGTAAGGAATGCTGGTAAGCGTGTCATGGCAGTGTTAGGACAAAAGACAAATGTAGAGTTAAGCTCCAGACTAACATTAGCACGTAGTTTTAACGATCCAGCAATTGTGTTTGTGGTGAATGGGTTCAGTTACGCTGATGAAACAGCGATAGAAGGTTATAAAGCCACAGGGCGAGTAGCTGGGATGATTGCAAGTGCTGATGTAACAGAGAGCCTTACCCATGCCGTAATACAGGGAGCTACAGGTTTGGTAGGTGCTTTGAGTAATACCGATATAGAAAGTGCGCTGAATAGTGGAGCATTGGTGTTTACGTTGAGCTCGCAGAAACAGGTTCAGATTGAGCAAGGCATTAATACGTTTATAACTCCGACGGCTGACCTTGACATGGGTTGGAGGAAGATAAGAAGAGTAAGGACAAGGGACACGCTGATTGACAGAATTGGTGCGACTTGGGACTTGTTGATTGGGAAGATAAATAATGACGCTAATGGTAGGGCTACATTGATGGCAGCAGCGCAAGGGGTAATAAATGAGATGATTAATGAAGGGGCACTAATTGCTGGTCAGATTTATGAAGACCCGACCAACCCTCCAAAAGGTGATAGCGCATGGTTTATCATTCAAGTAGACGATACAGATAGTGCAGAGAAGCTGTACTTGACATTCCAGTTTAGATTTGCTCCAGTATAAAAGGGGGTGAAAGAATATGGCAGATGGCAGATATATATTCCGAGATTGTGTACCTGATGGTGCGATTGACATCGTGAATGTTCGGACAGGGGATATTGTGCAACGAGCATGGAGTTTCAGGGTAAATGCTCCAGTAGAATTGCAATCGGCCCTTGATGGAGGAACATTCCAGCCTAATCATATTATTCGTGGTTACGATGGTGAGTTGTACGACGGCGATGGTAATTTGCTGGCTGAAGTAAATACATTCCAAGCGCAGATAAACTCGACCAATACCGATTACCAAGCCGCTGGTAATAAACAAGTATGGGCAATACCTCAATCTTATACCGTTACTTTGACGTTTACAGAAACAGTAATAAAGGACGCCAAGATACTTAAAAAAGTGTTGGACAGTTTAGCAAAAGGAGCTCCAGATGCGAGTTTAAACTTTATGGGGGTATTACACGCACATACATAGGAGGGGTGAAAAGTGAGCAAGCTTGATAAAGAGGAGTTGTTAAGTAAAGAAGATGTCATACTAAGGGATGTAGCTGGCATTCTAAAAGCGATGGATACAATCGTAGAATATGAGACATACCACGTGGTTAGGGATGGGAAGGAGTTATTTTCATTTCGAGTGCGTGGGTTGACCGATGAAGAAGCCGAGGAGTGCAGGCAAGAAGCTACAAAAACAGTGCGAGATAAAAGACTTGGCAATTTGGCAGTACCGCAGGAGTTTAACGCCGCAAAGTTTAACTCATTGATGATTGTCCAAGCCACGCATCCAGAAGACAGGGCAATGCTTTGGGATAACAAAGAATTGTGGGAGAAAGCTAACGTTCTTGCTGGTTGGCAGCTGGTGGATAAAGTGCTTAAGCGTGGCGAGAAGGATGAAGTTATCGAACTCATAGAGCGTTTGAGTGGGTATAATAGCGAGGAAAACGAGAGCCGAGTTGAAACTTTAAAAAACTAATCAGGGCGGGTGGTGAAGCGACCATTATTCACCACCTGCTCCAAAGATGTGGCATTACTCCAGATGAGTATTGGAGCAAGCCACCAAAGATACGTGATTTTATGCGTGCAAGCATGTTGGTGGAGTTAGAACAGGAGCAAGAAGAATTAGAGAAGATAAGGGGGAAAGATGGCTAACGAGACCTATAAGGTAGAGCTTTTAATTACCGCACAAGACCAATCAGCACCAGTTATAGAGCAGGCAAATGAGCGAATTAATCGTTTCGCCCAGAATGCCGAGTTAACAAATAAGAAGTTAGCCCGTTCCCTGAATACGACTTATAAGCCGACCATAACAGCGATTGATAATACAGCACCAGCGGTAGCAAGTGCCAAATCAGGTTTAAGTAGAATTGTTGGCAAAGTGTGGAGTGTCGTTGTGCATGCAGTTGACCAAGCCACACCTGTATTTTCGAGCATTTTAAGTGGTGCAAAAAGTTTTGTGAGTAAAATAGGCAGCATTTTGGGTGGAGTAGGAAGGATGATAACATCACCACTTGGAATGCTTGGGATAGCTGGTGCTGGGGTGGGGATGACAGCCCTTATTGCTGGACCGTTAAAACTTGCAGGAGAGATGGAACAAGCGAGGATATCGTTTAATTTTTTCCTTAAGGATGCGGAAAGGGCTAAACGTTTCATAGGTGAGTTGCAAGCACTTGCAGCTGTTACGCCATTTGAATTTGCGGATGTTCAAAGCCTTGCTACGCAGTTGCTTCCTATATATACGCAAATGTATGGTGTTGAGAAGGCTACAGGAATTACATTGGAAACGCTTCAGAAATTTGCTGATGCTGCTGCTATGACAGGTGCGGGTATGGAAGGGTTAAAGGGTGCAATGCTTGGATTTACTCAAATAGCTATGAGTGGAAGATTAAGCTTGCAAGATTTAAGGCAGGTAACATTAGGGTTACGAATACCAATGACAGATGTATTGAAGGAACTCGGAGTAAAGTCATTGGATGATATTTCAAAGAAGGCTATTCCAGCAAAGCAGGCTATGGAAGCAATTTTAAGAGCGTTAAAGCAGTATGCTGGTGGAAGTGAATTACAGGCAAAGACGTTGGTTGGATTGATATCTACATTAAAGGATATTGCAGGCATGACGATAACATATTTCGGTGAAGGGATGCTGAAGCCAGTAGAGGATATCTTATTTGGACTTGTTGAAGCGGCTACCAAAGGCGAGGATGCATTAAAGAGTGTCCAAGATAGATTGTACAAAGCAGGTGTTAGGGTAGGAGAAGCGATGCAGAATGCTTATAGAAAGGTGGTTCGTTTCTTTGGTGATTTGAGTTCAATACCGGGCTGGAATCAGATGTCAATGACACAAAAAATTATTACCGCTTTTAGCCAAGTACTGACAGCATTAAATAATTGGTTGAAGGGGGATCAGGGACAAGAAGCATTTAGAAAGATACAAGAAACGATAAACTCATTTTTCAAAACTATTTTCGGACCAGAAAATTCTGAGTTAATTAAGCAGCTTGCAACGTTTGGTTACACGCTTGGATCAGAGCTTGCAAGTGCGATTTTCAATGGGATAAAGAGCAATGTTAAATTAATGACAATTCTTGGTGCAATAGTAGGTTTCAAGATAGCTGGCTGGAAAGGTGCTTTAGTTGGGGCTGGAGGAGCAGCTGCTTTGGCTGGACTTTTTAATTTGGAAGAGTATTTAAACGAGAGAGGAACGCCTGAAGTTACATCAAGCACGCCTGAGCTTACAGGTTCAGCAGCACAATATCAGATGATGCTTATACAAGCTGGCATGTTGCCTGATGAAGCTTATAAATTTATGGTTGAAAGTGGTTATATAACAAGTACTGGCGAATTAATAGATAAAATACCACTTTCAAGTTTACCAGCCCATGCGAGAGGTGGAATATTTTACACAAGGCACATAGCTGAAGTAGCTGAAAGAGGAGCGGAGGCAATTATTCCTTTAGAACGTACAAAAAAGAATGTGGAGCTGTGGCAAGTAGTAGGTGAGCACCTTGGGGTGATGAGAAATGCTCCAATAGAAAGTGTAACTCAAGCCACGATAAATAATACATATAACACAATGAAAAATGTACAGGCAATGTCGTATAGCACTGTAACACATAATGTTCAAACAGAAGTTCCTACTGTGTCAGTTGTTCCACGTAATGTGCAGAGTACCGTAAACATTAATGTTAACACCGAAGGGTTAATTGGTGAAGTTGTCATAAACAATAAGGCTGATGTAGATGAAGCGGTCGACAAGATTGTGGGAGTATTAGCGCCAGAGTTAAGGAAGGCGTTTTCTAATATGGTGGTGGGATAAATGGAGTTTTACATAACGGGGAAGAATACCAAGCTTCATTTACCGATGAACCCAGAGCAATTGCAAGTAATGACAAGTTCAAAGTTGTTCAGCGTTAGCATAATTGAGTTGGGCGATTTCTTAATGCCGAGAGGTATTGCACCAGCAACGATTAGGTGGGAGGGTATATTCCCGGGTGTGAGTAGGAGGAACAGCATATATGTTGTGGATTGGCAGGACCCCAAGGCGATAGTGGGTTTGATTTCAGGCTGGCGACGAGAGAATGTAAAAGTTCATTTGTTGATAACAGAAACACCAATAAATATGGATTGTTACATTCAAGAGTTCGACCATACATGGAAAGGTGGACATGGCGATTGTTATTACTCCATAAGTTTGGTTGAGGCACGTAATTTGGTTGTGATGACAGAAAAAGAGAAGAGTACGAGTGCGCAGGCTACAACGAGTGCACAGAGACCAGCTCCGAGTATCCCGAAAACGTATACCGTAAAACAAGGCGATACCCTATGGGGTATAGCAAAGAAAATGCTCGGTGATGGTGCAAAGTGGAGGATGCTGTACGAGTTGAATAAGGCTGTCATTGGGCCAGATCCGAATAAAATTAAACCCGGGCAGGTGCTTAAGCTTGGTTGATATTACCAAGATAAAGTATGAAGTGCGCATTATTGACCCAAGCGGTAAGCAAATGGATGTTACGCCATTTGTTAGTCAATTGTCCTTTGGTGATGCCGAAGGAGAGTTAGCAGCGCATTTAAGTATGACATTGACAAATCAGCAAGTAGGAGGGAAGTGGATACAGCAGCTTGTAGAACTTGGGACACCGATATACCTATTAGCGACTGGGGTAGAAGTGTTCAGGGGCACGGTGTTTGATTGGATGACGTCCACGGATCCGTTGGGTAGTGTGGAGATTGAAGCGTACGACCAGCTGATTTACTTGTTTAAGAGCGAGGATGACAGGATTTACAGGTCGGGACAAAGGGCCATAGATGTGTTGACAGATATTTTCAGAGCATGGAATATTCCCATAGGCAAGATAGAGGGGCCGAATGTAGTATTAGCCAAGCAAGTATTCAGGCAGATGACAGTTGCGGAGATGATAAACAGCATACTCAAACAAGGCAAAGATAAGGGAGCAGGTTAGTTTATCGTACGTAGTGAAAAAGGGAAGGTTTATATCAGAAAAGCCATGTCTAATCAAGATGTTTACGTGTTTGCATATAACGAAAATGTGCAGTCGGTAATGGATAGGTGGAGCATTAATAATCTTGTTACACGGGTGCGCATAATAGGTGCGGAAGATGAGGAAGGAAGGGCACCGTTAATTGCAGTTCTTGATGGAGACACAAAATATGGTGTATTGCAAAGGATTGTCCAGAATAGTTCGGATGACACGTTAGCCGATGCAAAGCAGAATGCGAAAGAGATATTGAAGGAGTTCGGACAGCCAGAGAAAGACAGGACAATCAGGTGCGTAGATGTTCCCTTTATCAGGAAGGGTGATAAGGTGAAAGTTGTTGCTGGGACGTTAAATGGGTATTACCAAGTCGTATCCGTAGAGCATAATGTTACAAATTTGACTATGAGCGTGGGGCTAAAATGAACAAGAAAAGCATTGACGATTTGGCTAAAGTGTTAAATGAAAGAATTAGTTTAATAGCTAACAAACCCGATAGCATTGAATTAGGAACGATACAGCCAGATATGAGCTTGAAGCTTGATACGTTTGCAATGCCGATAAAGAAAGGCGATTATTTGATAGCCGATTTTACTGCACAGGTTGAGTTTCCCAATTGGTCGTTAGTAGGTGTTGGCGAGTATCCCGTAGACAAAGAAGGGAAGCCGATAGAAGGAGTAGACATATACCATACTGCACAGACAAGGTGGGATTGGGAACAGAGCACTGTTGAGAAAGTGAATATAAAAATGAAACCCGAGCTTAAAAGTGGCGATAGGGTGTTGGTGGCTTGGGTTAACCAGCATATAGACCCTGTCGTAATTGCAAAGGTGGTGAGTTCATGAGCGATTTATATCCGCGTTTCGATATGCCCGATATAGTGGGTGCTACAGAAAATACAGTGGTAGCTTTCCCTAAAAGTTGGTTGTGGGATTGGGACATATGCGATTTTGTTCAAACAGGTAGCGGTGATGTGGTAGAGGTAGACGGTTTGACAGCTTGGGCGCAGTGGTGTGTAAAAGCGATATTAACACAGAGGCTGGCATTTGTTGTGTACGATTGGAATTATGGCGCTGACATTGAAAGTTGTCTTAAACAGCCCACAAGAGCAGTAACAGAAGCGGAATTGGAACGAGAGATTACCGAAGCTTTGCTTACAGATCCGAGAACAGCTGAAGTGAAGAATTTCAGGTTTGAGTGGAGCGGCGATGAGCTCACAGTGTGGTTTACCGTGGTAAATGCATTAGGCCAACCAGCTGAAGTGCAAGTAGGTGTAGGGTATAGAGAAGTGCAGAGGCAGTTTTCATTGTCAAGGGTGGAACAGTTCATTAGCGACTGGTTGCGTGGTGAGTTGGTGAATGTAGAGCCGACCGAAGATGGCAAGCTTGTAATTAAGACAGTAGCTCAGCCGACGTTTACTCGTGATTCTATAGCCTATAAGAGTGATGGTTCGCAAGTCGCTGCTAATCAGCCTCGCTTCGAGCAGGGTCGATTCGGCAAGGCGGTGATGGTGGAGGAAGGGACGACGAATATATTCCCTTATAGTAAATCTTTTGAGGAGTGCTCTGGCACTCATATTGGTGACCCGAGTAACTCTAATGGTNTANAAACATATGTTGGTGGCAGATGGTGGCTAGCTACACATTATAATTCAGCAACTATTAAAATTAGTGAAGATGGTGGTTTATTTGGCAGTAAAAGGTTATCGTTTATACATGATGGTTCAAGCGGTTGGAAAGGTGCTTTTTCAGACTGGTCAATTGTTGCTGGAAGAACTTATACAGTAACTGTCTGGGCAAGAGCAAATCAAGCTAGCACGAAATCATTTAGTAGAAGTTATGCTTTTTATAAAGACGGAGGTCAGCAATATCTTTTTAATTGGCCTGATGGTTACCCTACTGATGCTAAAAATGTCGGTAAATGGGTTAGAGGTATTCGCACTTTTACTGCTGCTGCTAATGAATCGGGGCGGGTATATCTTTATGGTTTAACAGATGGAGAAGCGGGTTTAATTATAGATTATGATGGTCTGCAAGTAGAAGAAAAACCCTACGCCACNTCCTTNNTTGACGGTGCCCGCTCCCCCGAAACCCTGACCATNCCCACGGCTGGGGTNCTGAACCCGCAGGAGTGGACGGTGGAATTTTGGCTGTATGTGAATGACATAATCAAGAGGCAGCTTGGCGGCTCACATAATTGCATGATAGTTTATATACCACGTTTAAATAATAAGTCCGGTATTTATTTAACTCATAGGGGCGATAGTCCCGTTTGGGAATTTAGAACCCATGCCGATGATGGCTCCTATACTACTAGAACAGTTTCCGACTCATATACTCCTAACGGGTGGCATTTCTTCACATTAAGACGGGGCGTAGACAGGGTTGATTTGTTTATAGACGGTATATTGAGAGGAACTATATCTAACCCAAAATTGCCGAGTGGTTTTTATGATATTGCCTATGTTGGATGTTGGAGGAGTGGTTATCAAATTAACACCCTCATCGACGACCTCCGCATCTCCTCCATCGCACGGAGCGACGCGGAGATACTGGCGGCGTATCAAAGCGGACAGCCAGCACCGGTTGATGCAAATACTATACTGAAAGCAGATTTTGATGGTAATCTGGATGCNCAAGGCGGTATAATACANTGAATANACGAACATTCACAATACTAGAGTTGTTAGTAGTGCTGTTGTTATTAGGTACACTTGCTGCATTGTCAGTAGTGCAATACCTAGATTCGCAAAAACTAGCCAAAGTGCAGATATTCGAAACTAATGTAAAAGAAATTACTAAGATGTTAAATACATACAAGAGCAATAGTATACTATACAATGGCCAAGTCGGAGCGTACCCAACGGTACTGACTGATCCACAGTTTAAGGCATTGTTCAAGCAAGAGCCTATTAATCCATACACAGGCAAGAGCATGCTCAGCAGCAACTCTACAGAGAGTGGTATACAGTACGAAAGTGATGGAACATCCTACAGACTTTGTGTAGTGCAGCAGGATGTGGAAGACGCTAACGGCAACGATAATGTGAACGAGCCTATTAGTATGTTATTTACATATATTCCTCACAGTGCTACTAACAATGCTGCTAACTTTACTCGTGCAAGTATTGCTAGGATGCCAGATGACACTACTGTAGTAGCAACTAATATGCCACGGTTTGTGAACAACGATGGAGTGCTGATAGAAGATGCAGTTGTCAACAAAATAGTGTCTGAAGGCAAGTGGAAAGACGATTGGCGCAATTGGAGCCACTGGGGTGATAGAACGTACTGGCAGAACGAAGAACAGTACTACGACCCTACTATCACAGCTACAGTATTCAAGGGAACTGCGGCTAATACCGCCAAGCTATATGATTGCTATCCTTATAAGTTAGATACGGAGACAACCAAATACACATTGAGTATGTATCTTAAAGCATCTGCTACAATAACAAAAACAGCAAGTGCATATTTAATTGCATACGATACTAACAATTCCACAGAAGTTTTAGTGAACACTAACATCCGTGATATTACATTGACACCATCATGGCAAAAAATAAGCTGGTTATTTACTGCTACATATCAGTTTACAGCTAGCGAAGTAGAAGCGATAGAGGCAATTCAAACAGCCACCGACCATGATCTAGTCAGATCACTTATTCCGTATAATAGAGACGTTCACAATATTGGGATTGCTATCGAGATACCAGATGTTAATGGTATTGTATTCTATGCGGCAAAACCACAATTCGAGGAACAAGACTACGCATCAACGTGGACAGGTCCAGAGGGTGTAAGAAAACGTGAAGATATTAAAACTACTTTATATGACAAGATAGACATGAACAAGCCGTGGACTATAGAAACTTGGGCATTGCCTAACCCAGTAAAAATTATTACAAAACATTCTAAGTTCAACAATAGCAATCGTGCTGCCCTTTGGCAAATAGGCAATTATTTCACACCAGAACAATTAAGCATTACATTATGGAAAAATGCTGCCAGAGAATTAGTTCTTACGTATTATGATAATCGAATCTCACATTCTATGAGTATTGGAATAGATTTACCATCAGATTATACTACTAACATACCAATTTACACTGCCGTCACATATGACGGCAATGGTAATTATAGAATGTATCTCGGAGCCACCTCGCTCCAAATGAGGGGACCATGTAATTTTGTCAATGAATATCCAGCATCAGATGTACTTTGGATAGGTAGTTATGATTGGCATAAAGGTGCATGGGCTGGCACCATTCTTGATATGCGCATTTCTAATGTGGCACGTACAGAACAAGAAATAAATGCAGCATGGAGAAACAAATGGCCTATTCCTATAGATGAACACACAACTTACAAATTGACGTTCGATGGCACATTGGAATCACCGATAGGAGAAAAAACGAGCTGTATAGTAGGGTATTGAGTGTTATGCTATATATACTGTATGACAAAGAGAGCGTTGACATTGATAGAATTATTGGTTGTGCTGTTGATATTAGGTGCACTAGTTACATTTTCT